GTTTTGGTGCGCTCCTCGATCTTGTAGTCCGCGACGATCCGACACACGTTGACCAGTCGCTTTTCCTTGTCGACCTCTTCCCAACGCAGCGCCGCGATCTCGCTGGGGCGCATGCCGGTGTAGAAGGCGAACTCGAAGTAGGCCGCGTAGATTCGCATCGAGTGGGTCAGCGTCTTATATAGGTGATCGATAATCTGGTTGGCCTCGCCCACGGTGAAGGGATCGATGGGTTTCTTGGCCTTCACCGGCAGTTCGATGGACTCCACGGGGTTACGGTTGATCAGGCCGTCTTTCACTGCGGTACCGAACACTGTGGTTAGGCGCTGGATCGCCGCACGCTTCACGCCCGGCGTCGGCCATTCAGTGTTCGCTACCACTTTGCGCAGCATCACCGACGTGATGCTGTCGATGGGCAGCATTGCCAGATACGGCATCCAGTACAGATTGAGCGAGCCGAGGTAGTTCTTGCGTGTCCCGGCCACGATCTCGCGACTGTTGAGCCACTCCTGGGCGTACTCCCCGAAACGGGGAGTCGCCGAGTAGTTGGCATAGGTGGAGTTGGGGAACAGTTCGGCATAGCGCTGATCATCCAGAACGCCGTGCTTGATCAGGCTGGTTACGTTAGCGCGTAGGTCGGCGGCAGCCTTAATCCCCTTCGGCGTTTGGGGATAGGGGAGGGTTTCGCAACGGCGCTGCCCGTTCCAGGTAAAGCGAATGCGGACGGACTGTCCAGCAAATTCAACTCCGGTGGGCAATCCCATTGGCTCTCGAGCCATGCTTCGTATCTCCTTAGGCTGTAGTAAATGCGGCTATCGATGCTGTTCCAAACCCCTTTCGGTATGACGCCTCGCGCGCGCTTGCCTTGTAATGCCCGGCGGGTGGTGCCGATCAGTTCGGCCATCTTGTCTTCTGGAATCTTGTCGAGGTGATAGGTTGGCAACGATGGCTCTGCTGCCTCATCACATTGCGTATACCCCTCGACAAGCTGCGCGAGCGAGCGTTTCTGAGCGTTCAGCGTTGCATTAGGGATGGCTGCCTCGCGCAGCTTTTCGAGGGGTATCAGACCCTCGGCAGTGCTGCTGGAAGAGGCAATGATGCGTGCTGCTGCGCAGCAGCTGTTGTTTACAGGCGTGGCGATCCCGTTGTTTATGCGGAGCAAAGCGGGCAGGGTCTCGGTGGTGTTCTGTACGTTTCTCATGCCGCTTTCCTCCGGTGTTCGACAGTGAGTTGATCCATCAGGCGCTGCTGGTACGTGTGTTGCGCTTCGTTAGGCGACCAAGGGCGAATGGTTTCGGCAGAAGGTTCGATGCCGACCAGAAATTCACGGATAGCCGGGTCTGCAGGCATGAGATCTCGGTATTCGGTTGCCATCGTGACTAGGCTTGCCTCGTATACGCATTCGGGAGTCTCGTGGGAAAGGCTGAAGCGCTCGCAAATGCGTTGCCAAATAACATCTTCAAAACGCTGCTGGAGGAACATCCATATCTTGGGATGTTCATTGATCACAGCCACATACGCGTCGGTGGCGGCATAAAGTAGCGCTGCGAGTCTGTGCTCTTCCGGCACCATAGTGGCAACGATGCAGCTGTGCTGAGCAACGCTGTAGAACTCGCGGGCCCGGCCATCGAAGTGGCACAGGTGGGCGAGTGCGTGAGATATGTCGTGCGGTTCAATCATGATTGAGTCGGGTTTGAACAGTTCGAACCGTTTGCCGGTGGAAGTCAGAATCTCGCTCATGCGGCACCACCTGAAGCTGTCTGCAATGTTGTTGCGATTGCTTGGCTATCTTGCTGGAAAAATAATGCAGCTTTTTCTGCATCTACCTTGCTGAGAGGTATGAGAGGGAACACCTTTTCTACCTTTGCACGGCCTGTTATTTCGACGGGCTTCAGTAATTCGGCCATGGCTAGCGCCTCATCGCGCAGGGCGCGGGTTTCGCGTTCCAGTTTCTTCCCGGTGCGGAAAGCGGCGAAAGTCTCGGCGGCAATGCGGAGCTTTTCGGCGATATCGAGCAGTGTCTGGCGCTCGGGATCGCCGAGCGTCAACGCTTTCTGCAGGCGTTTGCTGAATTGCGCCAGGCGGGCGTGGTCGGCCTTAATGAAGTCGAGTGAGGCCCTTAACTCACGAATGGTTTTGGCGCTTTCGGCACTCTGGATGTCGTCGCTTTCTTTCTTACCGGCGGACATTCCGTCGGTATGGCCCATCAAGTAGCCGGCCCAAATTAATAGCGCCGCCAGAGTGATGAGAGAGATGAGTGCGCAGATTTGAATTGCTGTCATTTGGTTTGCTCCTGGGTTCGCTTGGCTGGTGGTGGCAGCCAAATGGGAGGTCGCTTGATCTCGAGTGGGTATTACGCGTCCGGCTTGTCGTCTAGCGGTCGTTGCATCTCTTCATCAGCCTTGTAGGCGCGGATATCGATCAGAGCCGCAACGTGCTTGATGTGGGCATACCTCAATGCTTTTCCACTTTCGTCGATAGTGGTCACGGGAATTTGAATCCGGCGGCTATTGATCGCTTCTGTGAACGTCTTTTCGTTGAGGTTCTTGAAGTAGTGGACACGCAGCTTTTCAAGTGGAATGAGTACGTCGCCGAAAAGACGGTAAAGCATGTCAACGGTGCAGGTATCAGGCGCTGGAAGCAGTCGCAGCGGTGTTTGGTTCGCGTTGTTCATGTGGCTATTGAGCCTCCTTGCGTTTGGATCGTGATGGGTGGTTCCAGGCGTTCAGGCAATGGCGTTTGGTCAATTCCCGCAGATGTTCGGGCACCTCCTGGAGCGCCGCATTGCGCTCCTCACGTGTCCGCATTGCGATGATCTGTCGGGCGTACTCCCTAGGCCACGTCACGGCGGTCTGCCGGGATGGCGGGAAGATCAATGCCCAGCTGCTCAGCCAGCCAGCGGATGCCGGACTGGGTTACCCGGGTCGACTGGCTGTACTGCATGCCGTACTTCTCGTCGTACCAGGGGCTGTCCTTGACCCGCAGGTGGGCTTTGTGGCGCTTCGGGTCCGCCGGCAGGTTTCCCTTGAGCAAGCCTTTTTCGCGCATGCGGGCGATGAGCTTGGGACGGGTCAGGCCGAGATGAGCAGCCGTTTGGGCGAGGGTGCGTTCCATGGCGTCCTCCTTAAGCCGCGTGTGCAGCAGGAGTGGCCGCTGCAGCAATTTGGCTGATGGATTCGCTGACCTTGCCGTAGATCTCGACATCGGTACCGCACGCGGTAAAACACCGGGTGCGCGGGCTCTTTTTGCCTATGCTGAGAATGGCGGTGATGCAGGAGAGAGTGTGCGGGCGATGAACAGCCACGTGCAGCGGCAGGTCGAAGCCCATGTCGAGGCTCAGCACGCCGCCGGTACGAATCAGCTCGAATACCCGCTGCTTGTCCTGGACCTCAAAGCGGCCATATTGGCGATCGGCATGCGGGCGGTGCACCTGATCGCTGGAGTTGCTCGGATCAAGTGGGCCGTTGGCAATCTCCTCGATGAAGTCGGCCAGCTTGAGGTGCATCTTCTTGTCGTTCGGCAGCGTCAGCGTGTGGCGTTCATTGCCCAGCTCGATGACAAAAGTGCTTTCCATGGTGCCGCGTTCGGCCTTGAGACGGAATGCCAGGCACTCGCGCTTCGGAGCTGTGCGCAGGACGTGGTTGAAGGTCTCGGTCAGGTAGACCTGGGCGTTGAGCAGTTGGAGGGTGCGGTTGTCGATCTTGTACTTAATCATGCCGCGTGCCCTCCGCCGTTTGGATCGACAGGAGAGGGCTGGCAGGACTTGGCGACAAGCTTGGGTTTGCAGTTATGAATGACGACCAGGCGGCCCGTGGCGAGCTGCAGCTGCTCAATCATTTTTTTGTTGCTGACGCACGCCGGGTGAACGTGGAGAGTAGCGCTAGATAGCATGGGTGAAGCCTCGCTCTATGGTGGAGAGTGAGGCAAAAATAACTTAGGTTTTAATTTTCGACAATAACTTTGCGATTATTTTTATCTGATCAATGAAATATTTGTTGGATTTAAGGTAGACCACCAGAAAACGCGACCGATGATTTGAATGTGCTGGTCCATCACTTGTTCGAAGGTGTAGTCCTCATCAGCATACTCATCACGGTTGAAGCTGCGGAGGCGTATCCCGCCAGGTATACGATAAAGAAATTTGATCCGCAGGAGTCCATCGTGTTCGAGCGCGTAAACCTGACCATCAATGATGCTCCTCATCCCTTTATCGATCCCAAGTGTTGCCTTATCAAGAATCAGTGGATGGTTTGAGTTGCCTGTGTTGGTCGCGCAGGCAGCATTGGACGGGTCAATCCCCGCTTTTCTGAGGGTATAGCTAGAAAAGCGAACCTTCCTACCGTCATCGATCTGGACAGAAGATCTGCCCATCCCTGAAGAAATCTCAACTTCCTTGTACAGCGGCAAAGCGACCTCGTCGTCTTCTAATGGGGTTTCATCATCCCACGGAGATAGCTCACCCAGAACATAGGGCGTTCCGTCCTTGGGGCGGGGCTTAGCGACGGGGTGACCGTTTTGTTGGGTCTTTGGGAGAGTCCCAAGCTCGAGCCAGTCAACATCGACCTGCAAGGCTCTCGCGATTGCAGCGAGGAAGCGGCTTTTGAGGGATTTCCCAGAGCTGATTTTTTGAATGCTCGCTTGCGTGCAGCCGGCTGCAACCGCGAGCTGTTCCTGTTTCATGCCACGCTCTGCCATCGCATGATTCAGTCGATCTGCAAGGGTTGGCAGCTGATTTTTGTCTAAATAGTTCATGGATGAGAGCGTATGACTCTGGTTATAGAATGTCTAACAGCCTATGTTGTTGACTGATTAATCTTTAAGTTATAATCTGCGTCGAGTTACTCATGCTGAGACCTAATCATGACCATCAATCAAACCGAAAAGAGCGAACAGGCAGCGGCAAATCGTGCTCTGTTACTCGTGCTCGAGGCTTGTGGCGGAAATCAATCCGAGCTCGCACGGCGCTGTAACGTAAAGCAACCTCACGTCTGGAAATGGCTGAAGTCGGGTCGAGTTCCTACTGAGAGGGTGCATTCCGTTTCTCGTGCCTCAGGAGGCAAAGTTAAGCCTCATGAGCTACGTCCGGATTTGCCTGATCTATTTCCGATTCCGAATGCAGAAGCTGCTGCATAGATAGTTAGAAAAAAGGCGACCCAAAGGTCGCCCAGTTCCTCCCGACTCGCACCACCACAGCGCAGTCGGGCCGCGTTAGGAGTAGGCGGGCAAACCAAATGCAAATCGCCCACTCCTCTCGCGTTTTCCAAGGCTCGGAAGCTTTGGTGTTGCTGCCTTTTCCACCACAGAGCTGGCAGCTGTTGCGCTAGGGGTGAACAACGGATTGTTCGCCCCAGCACGGTGCCGGTGTTGGTCTATGAAACCTCGCCGGCGTTTGGGCACTTACACGCCACACGACAAATGTACCACCACTCCCTGTCGTGCGGCACTGGCAACATTCAAGGATTAATGCCATGAGCCGAATCGCTCTGAGTTCCGTAGATCGGGCCCAGCGGGAAGTCCTGCCGCTCGATTTAGCGCTGTACCACGCCGCTCGCGAATACCCAGGCGGCGCTGCGGCCATCGCCGCCACGACCGGTCGCAACCCGACCACGCTGCAGCACAAGCTGTCGCCGACCCATCCGAGCCACTCCATCAACATTCAGGAGTTCGGCGAGATCCTCGAACTCACCAAGGATCGCCGCATTCTCGATGCGGTGCATGCACTGGTCGGCGACACAGTCTGGCAGGAGTTGGCCGACACCTACACCAACGACATGCCTGAAACCCTCACGACCGGTATCGCCGAATACTTCCGGCAGGTCGCGGATCTCGCCGAGACCTGGGCCAAGAGCATCGGCGACGGTGTCGTCACCGATCAGGAACTCGCCGCGATTCGTCTGCAGGTGTTCCGGGGTATTCAAGGGCTGCTCGGGTTGTTCAACCGCGCCACCTACGTCAATCAGACGACGCGAGGTGCTGACCGTGGCTGACATCGCAGACTTTGCTAATGATCTCGTCCAAGAGCGTGTCGACCAAGCGCTCGCAGCACGTCGCAACGCCGCCAAACCTGCATTGGCGGCGCACTCTTATCTGTTCTGTGAAGAGTGCGAAGAGCCGATTCCAGAGGCACGTCGTGTAGCGCAACCAGGCTGCACACATTGTGTGGACTGTCTTTCGCTCGCGGAGTTGAAGGGAGCTCGTCATGCTCGATGAAGTTTTGGCGCAGTTCGCGGATTACGGCCTTTTACCAGCGCAACCGCTGGTGTTCGGCAAGCTCACCCGGTGCAAGACGGCGCAGGATAAGGGCACCGAGAAAAACGGCTGGTACGTCGCCCATGAACACCGCACCGAGAAAGGTGAGACGCTGATTTTCGGTTCATTCGGCGATTGGCGTTCGGGTGAGACGCAGAAGATCAAGGTCAAGGCCGGCCGGATGTCACCCGAAGAACGCGAAGTGATGCGCGCTCGGCAGGAAGAGGGCAAGCGTCGTGCTGCTGAGGTTGCGGCCAATGCGGCGCGACGGGCGGCGAAGCGAGCGGATGGCTTGTTCCAGCGGATGCCGGAGAAAGGCCGTAGCGAATACCTCGACCGCAAGCAAATCGTCGGTATCCGGGTGCGATACGCGCCGCGTTCCGGGGCAGTCTTGGTCCCAATGAGCAATGCACGGGACGACATCGTCGGGCTTCAGGTGATTTACCCGAACAAACAGGAAGACACTGGCCGGGACAAGACGTATTGGCCTTACGGGATGTCGAAAGAGGGGGCTTTCCACCTCCTAGGACCGGACGCCGATCCGGGCGATCCCGTGCTGGTGTGTGAAGGCTATGCGACTGGCGCCAGCCTGCACATGGCGACCTCGCTTACTGTGGCCGTGGCATTCGATGCGGGTAACTTGCTTGCGGTCTGTAAGGCCATGCGTGAGCGGTTCGCGGGCTGTCCGCTGATCATTTGCCGCGATGATGACTGGAAAACTACCAAGCCGAACGGTGATGCGTGGAACCCCGGTGAAGAAAAGGCCAATAACGCGGCACTGATCGTCGGTGGCCAGGTGGTTGCACCAATCTTTTCCGGTGAGCGCGGTGATAAATGGACCGACTTCAACGATTTGCACGTCGCAGAGGGGCTGGAAGCGGTACGTCGTCAGGTGTTGGCAGTGGTTAAGCCGCCGGCCGCAGGCGGTTGGAAAGATCTCCTGGCCCGTAGTGACAGCGGCGCACTGATCGCACACATGCAAAACGTTGAATTGATCCTCGCCAATGATCCTCGCTGGGCCGGAGTCATCAGTTTCAGCGCGTTCAGTTCGAAGATCGTCAAGCTCCGTGCAGCGCCTTATGGCGGGGGCACGGGCGACTGGGCTGACATTGATGATGTGCGGGTAATGAAATGGCTCGCGCAGCATTACAACCTGCGGGTCAAGGCGTCCCATGTGATCGAGGCGGTGAGTGTCGTGGCGCATGACCACGAGTTTCACCCAGTGCGGCAATACCTTAAAAAGCTTGAATGGGATCGTGTGCCGCGTCTGGAAAGCTGGTTGACGGATGTCATGGGCGTTAGGGCTTCTGCTTATTCGTCCAAGGTCGGCAAGCGCTGGATGATTTCGGCTGTCGCGCGGGTGATGAAGCCGGGCTGCAAAGCTGACTCGGTGATGATCCTTGAAGGTGCACAGGGTGCCGGTAAATCGACGGCGATGAGCATTCTTGGCGGTGAATGGTTCATGGACACACCGTTCGCCTTGGGCGACAAAGACGGTTTTCAGGCGATCCGGGGAAAGTGGATCGTCGAACTTGGCGAGCTGGACAGCTTCAACAAAGCGGAAAGTACAAAGGCCAAGCAGTTTTTCTCGGCGTCCACCGATACCTACCGCGAGAGTTACGGCCGTCGCACCATGGATGTGCCGCGTCAATGCGTTTTTGTCGGCACCACCAACCAGGAGGAGTACCTGAAGGATGCCACCGGTAACCGGCGGTATTGGCCGGTGGCCTGTACCAAGGTGGACCTTGAGCTGTTGCGCTCCATTCGCGATCAACTGTGGGCCGAGGCCGTGTTTTGTTATGACGCGGGCGACCTCTGGTGGGTGACGCGGGATGAGGCGACATTGTTCGCTGAGGAGCAGGACGAGCGCTTCGTGGTGGACGAATGGGAGACGCCGATCCTGACCTGGCTGGAAGAGTCGCAGATCGGCGAGACCACCACCGGCAGCGAGATTCTGACGCAAGCGCTCAAGCTTGATCCGGGGCATTGGGGCAAACCGGAGCAGATGCGGGTCGGCGCGATTCTGCACCGGCTGGGTTGGAGTCGTTACCGGCTCGGAGCAATGACCAAGAGTCGGATCCGTTTGTGGGGTTACAAGAAACCTGAGGGCTGGGGCAAGGCGCCTGCTTTGGAACATGAGCGTGTCGAGGAGCCTTGTTTCGATGATTAAGGAGATCGATTCGTTGCTGAAAAAGTGGGCTCAGGAGCTGCACTCCGATCATTCGAAAGGGGGGCTGGCAGGTGGCAACATGGTCGCGATGATGATGGAAAGCAATGGCCAGTTGATCCGTGGGCGGCGTGCATTTCGTGCGCCGTTGGAGAGCTCGTTAGATATCGAACTGATCGTGAATAAGCACCTTGCGCCCGAGCTTGTGACGGTGGTGCGAGAGCACTACTGCACCCTCGATGTCGGCATGCGCTTGCGATATGCGCACTGCGGCTGCGGGCGTGACACTTATTATCAGCGCCTGCATGACGCACACCTACAGATTCTTGGAGTCATGATGGGGGTGGCTGCTTGACCCCAGGCACGGCTCCGGCAGTTGCTGTCCCACCGGCCCGCCTTGTCCCACTATGTTTAGACGTAGTGGGACAGGTGCGGGCCTCGTCTTTACTGGGTTGTCCCACCGTCCCACCTTTTAGCGTCACCCGCCCGCATATGCGTAGCAGGCACATTGCACGCGCGTTTCACGCGCAAGCGTGTTCTTAAATTTCTCCCTTTACACGAGAAAGGGGATAAATAGGTAGGACGGTGGGGCTAAGCCCCGAATTTAGGCGCTCTCAGACGTCCCACTTCGATTTTAAAAGGTGGGACGTATGGGACGCCGAATCAAGAGCGATAGCCGATTGAATACGTTGTACCCCTGTAGCACCCGTGTCGTACCCATATTGCACCCGTATTGTCCCATGGCATTAAAACTCGCTTGCTGCCACCGGAATCGCCCTGTAAAAAGTACCCATCTTCGATAGGTGCGACCGCAGAGAGCGGCAGGCACCACACCACCAAACCCGGCCATCGCGCCGGGTTTTTGCGTTCATGGGGTAGCCGATGACAAGCGAGCAACAAGCACTGGCAGAAATGCCGATCTGGTTAGTGATCGTCCTGGCCCTGGTCGGTGGCGTATCGGGGGAGATGTGGCGAGCCGACAAGGATGGGGCGCGGGGCTGGGCGTTGTTGCGCCGCCTCGCGCTTAGGTCTGGTGCCTGCATTGTCTGCGGGGTGTCGGCGATGATGCTGATGATCGCGGCGGGCATGACGATCTGGACGGCAGGCGCCTTGGGTTGCCTGACGGCGATGGCCGGTGCCGATGTGGCCATCGGATTGTACGAACGCTGGGCCGCCAAGCGGCTTGGCGTCAGCGAAGTCCCGCCAGCCGGGGGCGAACAGGGGTGATGCACCGATCTGGGGAGCCGAAAACCGCCGGGGACCCTGGGGGTATCTGAAGGGTACGGGGTCGGAAACCCGCGGGAAACTGTTAGCCGCAGACTTCCCAGCTTACTGAAATTTCAATCATTGAAATCTTGAAAGGATTCATTGAAATACGTTGAAAAAGGAGGGCTCATGACAGAACCAACCTACCTGTCGAAGAGCGCCTTCGCGGCCCGGCTCGGCAGGTCGCCGAGTTACATCACCTGGCTGAAAGACAACAACCGTTTGGTGCTTTCGCCCAATGGCAAACAGGTTGATGTACATGCCACCGAAGCGCTGATTCGCGACACCGCCGACCCGAGCAAGGCCGCTGTTGCTGAACGCCATCAACAAGATCGGATTCAGCGCAACGTTTACAGCCAACTGTCGACCCAAACCGAGCCGACTTCCATGGCTGCGCCGCCGCTGGCGGTTCCGACGACAGACAAGCATCCGGATTTTCAGAAGGCACGCGCGCACCGTGAGTTCTACTTGGCGCAGATGGCCGAGATGGAGTTTCACAAAGCACAGGGCTCAACAGTCGAGGTTACGGCAGTTCAGTCCGGGGCATACAACGCCGGTCGCATGCTTCGCGACACGTTGCTGGGTATGCCTCCGCAACTGGCTCCGGAACTGGCGGCCATGTCGGATCCATGGGAGATCGAACGACACCTGACTGCAGCGTTGAGACAACGGCTTGAGGACGCCGGCCGTATGTCCTCTGAGGAATTCGGCCACACACTGGATACTAACTGGGAGGTGATAGATGAGCCTGACCAGATCTGATGGAGCGACGGTGTACTGCGAGGCTTATTTCCGGGGGCTTCAACCTGACCCGGATGTGTGGGTGGACGAGTGGGCCGACGAATACATGCGTATTCCGCGTGATTCAGGTGCCGCTGAGCCCGGCCAATACCGCACCTCTCGCACCCCTTACGCACGTGAGCCGATGCGCTGTTTATCGCCAGCTCACCCCTGCAAGCGCGTCGTTACGATGGTGGCTTCGCAGTTAATGAAAACCCAAATCGCCTTAAATTGGATTGGTGGCCTGATCCATATGGCACCGTCCAATATCCTGACACTGCTGCCGAGCCTTAGCCTGGCTAAGCGGGTGTCATCGAGGATCAGCAAGACCATCAAGGCCACGCCCGTTCTGCGTAAGCGAGTGGCGTCCAGTCGGTCTCGTGACTCCCGCAACACGATGGACACCAAAGAGTTTGAAGGTGGTTCGCTGTACGTGACCACTGCGGGTTCCGCAGCCAACTTGGCCGAGCTCTCAGCGCGCTATGTGTACGGCGATGAGGTGGATCGTTGGGAAGTCGACGTCGGAGAGGAGGGTGATCCCATCGAGCTGGCAGAGACTCGGGGCAGTACCTTTGGCCGGAATGCCAAGTTCTACTTCTCCAGTTCACCAACGATCAAAGGTGCTTCGCGTATCAGTGATCTGTTCGAGTCCAGCGATCAACGTTACTTCTACGTGCCGTGTCCAACTTGCGGGCACAAGCAGGTACTGGAGTGGGAACGTTTGCTCTACTCCAAGGATTACCAGCTCATTCACTACCAGTGTGCTGGGCCTGAGTGCGACGTGTTGATCGAGGAGCACCATAAGGGCTGGATGCTTGCCAATGGCGAGTGGATAGCCCATGCCGAAGGTGATGGCGAAACGGTTGGCTTTCATCTCAACGCGTTGTACTCGCCACCAGGCTGGATGGACTGGCGTACGCTGGCCAGGCAGTACGAGAAGGCCAAGCGGGCGCAGGCGAAAGGCGATCTTGAACCGATGCAGGTGTTCTACAACACCCGCCTGGCCAAGGTCTGGGACAGCGCTCAAGAGCAAACCAAAGCCGATGTTCTTATGGACCGGGCGCGTCTGGAAAGCTACGGCCTCGGCTCAATGCCGTCCGGTTCGCTGATGCTTACCGCCGCCGTCGACGTTCAGGCTAACCGTCTAGAGTTGATGGTCATGGGCTGGGGCTTTGGTATGGAGCGTTGGGTGATTGATCACAAGGTGATCTCAGGCGACCCCGCTGATGAGCGAACTTGGGCGGTACTTGATGACTTGCTCAAAGCTCGCTACCGGCACCCTTGCGGTGTCGGCTTGGCGATTCTTGCCACGGCTGTCGACTCCGGGGGCCATCACACCGATGAGGTCTACCAGTTCTGCCGCATGCGGCGCTGGCGCAACATCTTCGCCATCAAAGGTGCGAGCAAGCCCGGCAGACCGGTGATTGCCCAGCGGCCCTCGATGGTCGACGTGACCTGGAAGGGTCAGACCGAGCGCCACGGCGCCGAGCTGTGGTTCGTCGGTACCGACACCGCCAAGGACTGGATCTACAACCGCTACCCGTTCCCGGATGGACCCGGCTCGCTGCATTTTGCCAACGATTTGCCGGACGACTTCTTCGCCCAATGTGTGGCAGAACGCAAGGTCGCTCGCTACGTCCGCGGTCATAAACGTGTCGAGTGGATCAAGGGCAAAGCCGAGCGCAACGAAGCACTGGACCTGATGGTGTATTGCCTGGCCATGGCGCATTACCTGGGCATCAATCGGTACCAAGAGCATGACTGGGATCGGGTGCGGCAAGCCTTGGCACAATCCGGACTGTTCGACGATGCACCGGTCCAGCCTGTCCAGGCCCCGCGTGTTGAACAAGCCCAAACTACCGAAACAGCGCTGCCGGCTGTTTTCCGGCAAGCCCAGCTGGCACCGCCTACACCGGCAGCACCTGTCGCACCCCCGCGACCTGCTGCATCGCCGTCACAACGCCGCAGCTCTACCAGCGGTTATTTGAAGAGACGCTGATATGTCCTTTACCCAACAGCACCTCGACGTAATCGAGAAGGCCATCGCGCGCGGTGAAAAAACCGTTCGCTTCGGCGACCGCACCGTCGAGTACCGCACCATCACCGAGCTGTTGCAGGCCCGCGACGAAATTCGCACCTCGCTGCTCAACGCTGCCGGGCCACGTTCGCGCGTGGTCCGGCTTTACCACGGAGGCAAGGGACTGTAATGGCTCGTTATCCGACGCTAACCCGTAACGGATTCTTGCTGCCGTCGAACATCAAGGCCAGTTACGAAGGCGCCGGGGAGGGCCGTCGCTCCGCTGGCTGGGATGCACCTGACAGTGGCTTGAACACCATTAACACTCCGGCCCTGCGCAACCTGCGTGCACGTTCGCGGGCGGCAGTGCGCAACGACCCGTATGCTTTCAACGTCATTGAAAAGCGCGTCAGTAACCTGATCGGCACCGGCATCAACCCCCGACCGAAGACGGACGACGACGCCCTGCGTAAGCAACTGCAGGAACTATGGGAAGACTGGGTCGATGAATCGGACGCCGATGACCTCACCGACTTCTACGGCCAACAGGCACTTGCCGCGCGCACGGTCGAAACCTCCGGCGAATGCTTCATTCGTCTGCGGCCACGCAGCATGGATGACGGTCATGCAGTGCCGCTGCAACTGCAGTTGCTCGCGCCGGAGTTCGTGCCGCACGACAAGTTCGAAACTACTCGCGATGGCAACGTGATCCGCGCCGGTATCGAGTTCAATCCGGTCGGTAAGCGCGTGGCGTACTGGATGTACCGCTCGCACCCGGGCGATCCCTCGGCATTGAATGTCGGCTATAACCAGCTGGTGCGGGTGCCCGCCACTCAGGTGCTGCACATCTTCGAGCCACTGGAGCCCGGGCAGTTGCGTGGCGTGCCGCGCTTGTCACCTGTGCTCAAGCGCCTGCGCAGCCTCGACAACTACGATGACGCTGTGCTGTTTCGCCAAGAGGTGGCCAACCTGTTCGCAGGTTTCATCACCCGACCGCCGCCGGATTCAGGTCCCATGCCGCGCGACCCGGTCACCGGTCAGCCACTGGTGACCGACCGCGACGGATTCACGCCAATGGTCGCGCTTGAGCCCGGGACCATGCAGGAACTCGGGCCGGGCGAGGAGGTGGAATTCTCCAAGCCGCCGGACGCTGGCAACAACTACCCGGACTTCATGCGGCAGCAACTGATGGCCGCCGCCGCCGGTACCGGCACACCCTACGAGATCCTCACCGGCGACATGCGCGAGATCAACGACCGCGCTTTGCGTGTCGTGCTCAACGAGTTTCGTCGGCGGCTTGAGCAACTGCAGTTCAGCGTTTACGTGCATCAGCTGTGTCGTCCGGTTCGTGCCGCGTGGATGGACATGGCGGTGCTGTCCGGTGCGCTGGTGCTGGAGGATTACGCCCAACGACGGCGCGAATATCTGCGCACCCGCTGGGTGCCGCAGGGCTGGGCCTACATCCAGCCAGTGCAGGACGTGCAGGCGCGCACGATGGAGGTGAAAGCCGGTTTCGCCTCGCGCAGCGAGATGGTGCTGCGCACCGGCTACGACGCCGAAACGGTCGATGCGGAGAACGCCGCTGATCTTGCCCGGGCCGTTCGCCTGGGCCTCAACTACAACACCCTCGACGTCATCGAGTCGCTCGACGACAAGGAGCAACCATGAGCAAACAAGCGCGACCGCGCATTTACAACAAGGCCGGCGAGCGCGTGCAGGTATCGGACAAAAGCTGGTACGCCATGCAGGCCAACGGTGAAGCCGAGCAACGCACCATTGAAGTGTTTGTCTACGGCGAGATCGGTACTTGGGGCATCACCGCCAATCAGTTTGTCCAGGATCTGCGCGCCATGGACGACGGTGTGTCGCCCGTCGTGGCGGCGTTTAACAGCGTCGGCGGTGATCTATTCGATGGGCTGGCGATGCACAACGCGCTGTCGCGGTTGGGCGAGCGTTGCACGGGCCGGGTCGATGCACTGGCCGCGAGCGCAGCCAGCGTTGCGGTGTGCGGGGCGCATCGGGTCGTGATCGCGTCCAATGCCATGTTGATGATTCACAACCCTTGGACCTACGCCGCCGGCGACGCCGAGAATTTTCGCAAGGTCGCCGATGTGCTGGATCAGACCATGGAAGCCATCATCGCGGCCTACAAGGCCAAGGCCCCTGACATCGACGAGCCCGAGCTGCGTCGTCTGGTGGCAGCCGAGACCTGGTTGACGGCAAACGAAGCAGTGGCACTGGGTCTGGCCGATGAGATTGGCGACGGCGTCAAGGTCAAAGCGTGTTTGGGGCAGGGCGCCGTGCTGCAGCGTTTCCAGCATGCCCCGGCCGCGCTGCTGGCTCAACTGGATGAACCGACCGATCCGGAATCCGAACCCACACCGGAGCCGGTACCGCCGATCCCGGATGACCCGCTGGCGCCGGCGTCCAATGCTGCGCAACTGGCGGTGCTGATCAGCCAGCGTTGCACGGCGGCGGGCATCAGCAACCTGATCGAGCCGCTGCTCACTGTCACCAAACTGGAAAACGAATCGGTGGTGCAGGCGGCGTTGACCCAGGCCAAGGCCATCAACGACTTGTGCGTCGCCGCACGGCTGCCGGAGTTCAGTGCCGAGTATGTTTCGGCCGGCCTGGATACCTCGGCGGTGCGTGCCCGGCTCTTCGACAAACTGGTGGGCAGCGGCAAAGGCTTCGAGATCGACAACAGCCTTCCGCTGGCCGATGACCCTCCGCCGAAAGTGCAAGCCAAGCAAATCGACCAGCCCTCAATCTGGTCTGCACGCCAAGCGGCGCAGACCGGCAAACGAACCTCGCTTACTGGAGTTACTGCATGAACATTCAACGTGAACCGATGCACGCCGGCGAATTCCTCCTGTCCGAGGGCGCTGGCACCATTTCCCGCGAAGCAATCAACGTCGCCGCCGGCCCGGCGCTGGAGCCTGGTCAGATCCTGGGTCTGGTCACCGCCACCGGCGAATTCGCTCCGTACAACCCGACCGCTGAAGACGGCAGCGAAAACGCGCAGGCGATTCTCTTCGGCCCGCTGGGCACGTCCGACATTGTCCGTCGTGGGCGTGCCGTGGTGCGTCTGGCCGAGGTCAGCGAAGCACACTTGACCGGTCTGGATCTGGCCGCCGAGAAAGCGCTGGCTGCCCATAACGTGATCGTCCGCTAAGGCGATCACTTTCGAATTTTCAGCCCGCCCTGTGCGGGTTTTTTGTTTTCTGGAGACTGCTACATGGCTGACATTCAAATCTTCAACGACGAGGCATTCTCGGTGTCCTCGTTGACCGCCGCCATCAACGAACAGGAATACGTTCCCGGGCGCATTGGCAGCCTGGGTCTGTTCCAAGAGGAGGGCATTACCACTCTCACGGTACAGATCGAGAAAGACGGTGACACCCTCGCCCTGGTACCGGCCGGTGAGCGCGGCACCTCCGGTCTGGTGGTGTCAGGCAGCAAGCGCAACCTGATCCCATTCAACACCGTGCACTTGCCTGAGCGCTTCACCATCAAGGCTGACGAGATTCAGGGTATTCGCGCCTTCGGTACGCGCTCGGAGTTGCAGTCGGTGCAGGACGTGGTCAACAAGCGTCTGGCCAAGGCGCGCCGTCAGCTGGACGTCACCCATGAGTTCCAGCGACTGGGCGCGCTGAACGGCAAGATCTACGATGCCGACGGCAAAACCGTATTGCTCGATCTTTATGAGCGTTTCGGTGTTCAGCGACAACGTATGCCGATGGAGTTCGCAAACCCGGAAAGCGATTTCCGTGTCAAATGTGGCGAAGCGCTGGATATGCAAGAAGATGCGCTCGGTAGCGTGACCAGCAGCGGTTCGCGGGCGTTTTGCGGGAAAAACTTTTGGAACGCAATGCTGAAACTTGATGAGGTGAAAGAGACCTATCTCAACACCCAGCAGGCAGCATCGTTGCGCGGTGATGCGCGCGAGAGCTTCGATTACGGCGGCATCACCTGGGAACGTTATCGCGGCAAGATCGCCGGCATGACCTTCGTGCATGACGACAAGGCACTGCTGATTCCCGAGGGTGTGCCCGACCTCTACATCTCGGTGTTTGCACCGGCCGACTACATGGAAACGGTCAACACCGAAGGCGTGCCTTACTACAGCAAGATCGAACCCTTGCCGTTCAACAAAGGCATGGCCGGTGAAGCGCAGTCCAACCCACTGCACATGTGCACCCGGCCGCTGGCGCAGATCCTGTTGGAAATGTAGTCATGGGCATTCGCGAGCTGATGGCCGATGTCGACGACATCGTCTTTGAAACCTTGGGCGACCGTGCCCGGATAGAAGGGCGTAGTGAATTGGTACTCGGTATGTTCTCGGCGCCCTGGTTGCAACCGCGAATCGGGCGGATGAACACCGCCATTCGTGAGCCGCGCTTCGAGGTCCGCGTTGCTGACGCCGATGGTTTGAGCAAGGGGCTGCTGGTAAGCGTTGACGTACCGGAGCTCGACGGTGGAGGGGACTACGATCTGCTGCAACTTGAACCCACCGGTGATGGCCTGGTCGCCTTGATCCTGAGGAAACGACCATGAGTGTCGGCAGCTACTTCAAACCGTCGGCTGGCGGCGGGATGATCTCGCTGCAAACCTCGGCGGCAGACCTGAAAGCGTTTCAGGACTTCGCCGCCATGGTGCCGAAAGCTGCAGCTGCTGCACAGCGGCGAGCGATCAACAAAACCCTGCGCTGGCTTGCCACACAAATTGCCCGCGCCGTCGGCCGGCAGGAACGCATTGCTGTCGCTGCTGTGCGTCAGCGACTGCGGGCCTACCCGGTCAGCGGTGGAGCGAACAGCGGCAAATTGTGGTTCGGTCTCAACGCCATGGAGGCCAGCCGCATCGGCCGGCCTCGGCAGAGTCGCTCCGGTGTCTCGGTGGCAGGCCGGCGATTTCAGGGCGCGTTTTTCAAAAAGGTCTACGGCAACAGCGCAGACGTCTGGATCCGTACCAGCAGCAAGCACTTCAGGGCGAGCGATTATCCCGACAGCGATGTCAGCGGTGCGGTCGGCGCGAGTTCGGGCTGGATCGCCGAGCACGACAACCGCTTCCCGCTGGCTAAAGCCAAGGTGTCTCTGGAGCAGGCCCGCCCCCACTTCGAGAGCTGGGTTCGCAAGGCTGACGAACACCTGGTGCATGTCCTCCAGCAGGAATTCAATTTCGAAGTGCAGAAGCACTTGAAGGGGAAATGACGTGACGGATCAAGTCGACGAGCCGTTCAGTCTTGAACAGCTGTATCACGCCATCGAGCGGCGCATTCAGCAACTCTTTCCGTGCCTGCAGACGGTGTGCATGTGGCCGGATGATTTGGATCGCTTACCGCTGCCTGCGGTGCTGATCGAATTGGCCGAGATGGAGCCGGGTCTCGATCCGGGAACCGGTGAAACCGG